TCTTTTCTTTCATGAACTTATCATAATCCTTGAGAGATGAAGACCTAGCACCACTTGTCATTGCTTTACTTTGTACTTGTCCATTCAAGTATTTAACAATATCAGACCTAGTAGTTAAACCGGATAAACCTAAGAAAGAAGTTGCCCAGTTGTTTGTAACTTTCTTACCTACATCTAATCTCCATTCAGTCTCAAGTACAGGTTTGTTACGTTTCTCTTGTAAACCTAATTCTCTAGCTTCCCACTCTTGATTCTCTTTAGCGTACTTCTGATAAGCAGTAGAGTCAACAGCTCTAATCTGTTCTAATATACTTCTACGGCTCTCTTCTGTAGAGAAGTCTCCTGATTGCATAATAGAATCAACAGCTTCTTTCTTATTCTGTAAGCCAAGCATACCTCGTACGCCTGTACCAGCCATTCCTATAGTAGGTTCTAAGTCTTTCTTACCTAAGTAAAACATTCCATCTGGTGTAAATGCCATTGTTATCTCCTAAAACCTTTGAGAAGCTAACATTCTTGTCTGCTCGCTCCAGGGGTTAGTATTAAAAGTAGAAGCTGTATTAAAGTTACCTATGCTTCCAAAGTCTCCGAACATCCCTCCACCTTGAGGAACTAATCCTTGAAACTGACCAGCTAAACCTCCGTAGATGTTAGCGTTACTAGCAGCTCCAGCTTGAGCAGCAGCACTTTGCATCTTACCAGCAGCTCCTGCAATAGTAGCCATACCAGTACCGATACCTCTACCAGTCTCAGCATACTTCTGTGGTAACTGACCGATAGTCTCAGCCATACCTAAGTCTGTAGCAGCTCTGCCTCTGTAAGTATCAATCATACCTTGAGCTTTATCTAAGCCAGCGTACTGAGCTTGTAAATCTTGCATAGATTGAGCTTTACGTAGAGCTTCTATACGACTAGCACCACCAGTTGAACCAAGCATACCTTGAGCTAGTAATCTATTCTCTTGAGATAATCTATCTTTCTCTTGCTCAGGAGCATATAAAGCTTTCTGCATCTCGTAGAACTTCTGACCAGCAGCCATAGGGTCTGCTTCCATTCCAGCAATAAACCCTCGTTGTTTACCAGCCCCAGCCATAGCAAGGTCATATTCACCTTGCCAGGGTTCTGATAGACCCATAGTAAGTTGTCTACCATCTTCATCGTATTCAGCTTGACCGAAAGCTCCTTGTACATCCCAAGGTAGAGACCTCTTATAAGCTAAATCAGCAGCTTCTTTGGCTTCTCTACCAGCCTGAGCTTGTGCTTTCTTTTGTTTGTTAGCTGAATATAATCCTATTGCAGCTGAAGCTAATTGACCCCACATAATCGTTCTCCTTTAATTTGTTTCTTTAATTCTTTCATTAAGCTGTCCTCTTCCACATATACACAGTAATGTACGGAGGCATATTGTTGTGTGCTGAACCACCACCTGTTGAAGTGGTAGGTCCTGTCACTGAAGGTATTCTATCGTGAAGACTGATAGGTCCAGCAGCACCTGTTCCTAAGTGAGCTGTGTAATCATGGGTGTGAGCTGGCATTTCATCAACAGTTAATGTGTGTGTTTCAGCACCACCAGTAGACCCATTAGCGTGTGAAGCGTTCTCACCTAATAACATCCTACCTTCACCGAACTCAACCCAAGTAGTACCAGTCATCCCCAGTAAAGTAGCAGGGTTTGTACTGACATTAGCGTTCATATAAATAGAACCTACAGGGTAAGCAGTTGCAATAGCATCAATAGCAGCATCAACGAAAGCAGTAGTAGCTACCTGTGTTGTATTAGTTCCAACTGCTGCTGTTACAGCTGAGAAGGTTTCTGTTATTGAACCATTCAAGTTCGCCTTAGAGTTTACTGCTGTTTGTACAGTTGTAAATTCTGTATTAAAGTCAGCACCTGATATTACCTTGTTTACATCAGAATCAGCTAAAGTATCTTTACCTGACCAAGGTATCGCTATTGTGTAGTTACTCATCGTATTTTCCCTTGTTTAGTTAATAAAGTTAAGGTCTGTAATGAGGCTACAAATCCTTGTGTTTCAGCACTCATCTCAATTTGTAAGAACTTAGCTGAACCTGTTAAATTTAATTGATATTCTTTTAGACCATATACAGGTGCGTAGGTAGAACTAGCTGGATGAGTCGCTGCAACGTGTGTATGTGTAACTGTAGTCGCACCATATAGAGAACTACTAGCACCCCACAGCGACACAGTACCTGTTGTCGTAGGGTTTAACTGAAACTGTGAAGATTTAGACGGTGTTAAACTAAAGTCTTTATACCACTTCAAGCCAATATTAGTACCAGAGCCACCACTAATAACAGCCTTCAGTTTCTTCAATAGCGCAGCATAAACAGAACCACCTAAGTCTAGCCATGTTGTTAAGAATGAACCAGTATAAGAATGTGAAGTATGGACAGCACTACCTGAGTAATCTTTATCAAAGTACCCCTCGTAAGTAGCAATAGAACCTTTCTTTTGTCCTAATAAGAATCCTTTAGACTCTGTGTAGGCTAAGCTTGTAGGTTCTCTATCTGAATCAAAATGCCAAGTAGTTACCCTTGGTGATTTATTAGGAGTCAGATGTTTCATATCAAAGACGTAGGTGATATTTAGGTCAACAAATGACATAGCATACACACCTTCGTTCTCTACGTAAGTAGCTTTAACATTAGAACTTTGAGATATGTTCCTAGTCAATGTATCTTTAATTGAAGGAGAATAATCAGCAAGTGGTACTTTATCTAGCTCAGTTGTTCTATTTAAAGACTTCAGTCCAGTATCTGATAGGAATAGTAAATCATCACCTACAGCTTGTACTGTATCTCTAGAAGTACACCCGACACCTCTAATAACTTCATCTAATGACATATTAGTAGGGTCACTAGGATTGTTGTAAATAACAATATTGTGTTTACCGAAAATAACTAGCTTACCGTAGAAGGGAGCGATGGCTACAATCACATCTGTACCCCATACGGTATTCAAATCAATAGAACCGAAAGCTCCTGTAGTCCAGTTGTCACCTTGTAAGGTATCTGTGTAATACATTACATCCCTAGCTTCTGAAACACCACCTACCCAGTTTCTACCGTAGTAGCCCATTCCGCAGCTAGGGTCGAAGGTAGTTACACCTGCTGGTTTAGTAGATGTTATCGACCAAGAACCAGAAGAGAACTTAATAGGAGGATTACCAGCTTGAAAGCCGTATATTTGTTTATTGAAGTTTACAAACTGCCAGTCTGAATCAGTACCTGCTGTAAATGTAGCAGTCCAAGGTGTATCAGGTGTAGCAAAGTCAACGGTATAAATCTTAGTACCTATCCCTGCACATATCTTAACAACAGAACCAGCAGTGTGTTCTATTATAGAACCTATCTTCAGAGGAGCTGACGAAGTACCATCAGTGTTAGCTAAGACAAGCTGCTTTAATCCTTTTCTAAAAGAGATACGACCTGATTCTCTGAGAACAATATTCTCTGCTCTCACTAACCAACTAGGGTCTAACGTAGCAGGGTTGTCCTGAGTATTAAGACCATTAAGTCCTATATTATCAAGCGGTGTATATGAGAGTTGTTTAGCCATTATTTAACATACCATTCACTTTCATATTGAACATTACCACTATCCAATATAACAGCTTGATTGATAGATTCAGATACTTCCATGGCTATTACACCAGTATTAGTACCACCGTCTTCACCTCGCTCCGAAACAGCTCTAGCCCAAGCACCTAAGACAACAGGTTTAGTAGGAATCTTTAGCTTAGTAGAGGCAGTCTTCAGTTCATCTTGGAACTTAACAATGTCAAAGGAAATAGTTTGTATTGAATCAGGTTTAGGTTCTAGGTCTACTTTAAGGTTGCTATCTGAATCCGCACCGTTGAAAGCATAGTACATAGGTTCACCTGTGTTCTCAGTAGGATATAAGGTTGAGTTGATGTATTGTCTAGAGACCTGAACTAACTTACCACCTGTAGCTTGATTAGTAACATCAATCAATTTAATCTCTTGTCCAGAGCTTAGGTTGTAGTTTCTAGTACCAGATACAGTAGTAATAGCTTTAGTCTCACGAAGGACTAACCAGTCGTGATACGATTCTACATTACGTTTAGAGTCATTAATCAGTGAGCCAATAACCTTCTGATAGTCAGTTACTGTTGAGCTGTCATTGATATTTCCCGACCAATCGGTAGCAATGGTTTCCTCTCTCAACCTGATTAGGACTTCATTAATAAGTTCTCTAAAGGTCATAGGAGTCTCCGTTTGTTGACATTATAATACATTTTTAATACCTATATTCAATTACATTTACAGTCACATACCAAGGGTTGTGGCTGAGGTTGTGACATTTGCATCATATTCATAGGCATATTAGCCCAGTCTGCAAAGAAAGCATACGAAGCAGTAGTCAGTGTTACACCTATCACGAAATACAACAACGCACATTTACTCATTTCTTCATCCTATGGTGAACGTACCGCCACACAGGGCTATTGTTAGTTCCAAAGTTAATCATCATTCTTCCGATACTTATTCTTGGCTTCATTGTAACCCCACTTCCTAGTGAAGAAAGGTACAGCTAAGTTAGTTATCAACAAGAACGCTATAAATCCATACAAGGCGTTCATAAACAAAGAGTCAGCAATGTATGCCGCTGATTGTTCTTTACTTTCTATCTGGTCAATCTTAGGTTCTTCAGGTAGAACTTCATCTATTCCTACACTAACAGCTAAGTTAGCTAAGGCAGGAACAGGTCCAGCTATAGCGTAAGTAACCGCGGTAGTAGCACCAGTCTTAATCATGTTATTAAACTTGAGTGAACTACACCCTGTTAATGACATGAGAGCAACAAGCAAAGATATTAATAATAATATTCTTATAAAGAAGCTCATTCACTTTAACCACTTCTCAATCTTAGTCATAAAGAAGTTACAGAAGTATTTCATCTTATTAAGAACAGACTCCTTAATGTATTGACCGTTCTTACCTCGTATTAACAAACCTTTTCTAGCCATAATTACCTCATGCACACATTAAGTAGGGATACAATATCCAACAATCGCCTATACACAAAGGAATCACTTTTTATCTTTACCTTCACGTAGTATCGTATAAATCTGGTCTAACATACTTTCAATCTTATCAATCTGGTGAGCATATTCATCTCGGTGTACAAAGTCTTTATGCAAGTTAATCTGACAAGTAGTAATTCTATCTTCAATCTGTTTAAGGTCGTTGGCTATGGACTTCATAAACGCCATCAATCCTGTCGAGATGATACTGACTAAGGCTAGGACAACATCTGAAAGTTCCATTCATTACTTAGCAGTTAGACTAACGAAGCTAGGGTCATCATTAACATCAGCTTCAAAGTGCATCGTCATATTCAATTCAACATCAGACTCTTCAGTCTCTGGGCCATACGTTACCTCACCCTCCATACTTTCAGGGGTATGCTTAATCTTTCTAACTGAGGTATAAGGTGTGTTCTCA